GTAACTGTTGGGGTTTCAGGAGCAACAGGGGCTACATAGCCTTCGGTTGTATAGGTTTTGCTATCTGAAGGGGTATTCTGAAGAGCGGTCAGTGTAGTTTGAGCATTAGTTAGGTTAGTTGTTGCAACTGCTACTACTGCTGTTTGTGACTCAACTGCTGCTGTGGCTGTAGCAACAACTGCGGTTGCAGTAGTAACGTCCTGCGTTACTACGGCTACTACTGCTGTTTGTGACTCAACTGCTGCTACTGCGGTCACTGCTACGGCTGTGGCTGATTCTGCTGCCACTACTGCAGTCTTTGCTTCTACTACAGCAGTTTGGGCTGTCTCAACAGCAGCAACTACAGTAGGTTCTGCAACAACAGAAGGAGCAGCAGTTGTGGTTGCTGTATTGAGGGTTGATGCTGCTGCTGTTACTTCTGTGTTAGCACTGACTACTTTTTCTTGAGCAACTGCTATAACGGCTGTTGCTGTATCGATTTGAGCAAGAACTGTATCCGATGCAGGAGTAGTTTGAACTACTACAGGTTCTTCTGCAGAAGCGGTATCAATACCTAAAATGGAGTAGATAAATACAAATAGGGCGGTAGTAAAAAATACCGCGATTGCTCTCTTCAGCAATTAAAAAACTCCCTCGACTAATGTGCGTAGTGTCGAGTTAGTGCTAAGAATTAAGTTACATATTGTGTAAGTTAGAACCTAATTGAAGCAAAAAAATAACTTGTAGGTGAGTTAAACCTACAAGTTATTTAAATTAACCTTGTGGGGTTGGTAACGGAATTGGTTCTGGAGTGTCTACGCTATCTTCACTCCATGCATCTGGAATATCTTGTGGTGCATTTGGGTCTACATCGTCTATAGGATTTTCAATAGTGGTCTGACCATTGTTTCCATTTGGAAGACTTGTTCCAGGACCATTATTAAAAGTGTTGTCGTGTACATCGACTGGGACTGTTATGTCCATAGGGGCATTCATTGAACACCCAGTTAATAGGGGTAGAACTAATAGGGGTATAACTAATTTCGGGTTTATAGTCATAGCAGCAGAATAACCTGACTAAATGACTTGAGTCAACTACCTTGGCAAAAGAAGTATGATAATCTTTTAGTGCTTCCGCTAAAAGAAGTTAGGTCCTTGGTTTTTCGGCGTGCTTATACGTCTTTCGGGGAGAAACCAGGGACCTATTTAAAAGCCACCGCTTCCACCAACGTCACCAGCACCTAGGGAACCAGAGGCATCTCCTGTTACTGAAGCACCCCTGTCTGAGTCTGAGACGGGTGGGTTTTGAACGGTAGTTAAGTATCCACCGTAACCACTTGTTGAGTTTGTAGATGTGGGATACATTCCCCAATAGAAACCATTACCAACAAACCCTGTACCAGAGTTCATTAAACCTCTTCGTCGAATATTTTCTTCTTCTGCAACCGCTTGAGCAAATTGAGAGTTACTTAGGTTACTCATAGAGAAGCCATAGCGGGATGAAGGATTGAGTCTGGGTCTTCAATAGATAAAGCAGCCTTCTTTAAAGAAGGTCCAAATTCTTTAGCATGATGTCCACAGAAAAGAAGTTCTCCATTGAGAAGAGTAAAACGCACCATAGCAGCAGCAGAACAACGGTCACAACGGTCATTTGCGTTCATTATTTCTTCTTTCTGTTTTGGTTGCCCTTGCCAATATTTTTACTTGCAGACATTACCTTAAGGTTAGATGAAGACTCATTCTTATGGTTGTTATCTGAATGGTCAACGTGCTCCTTCTTGCTAAGTTTTCTTCCTAAAGAAGTTTCTTTTTTGTGGCGGGCAGCATTAGTTGAAGTTGTTTTCTGACTCTTAGGGTCATACTTAACCACAATAGAGCGTCCACCATTTTGCTTAGAACCTTTGTAGGGTCCATAAACTTTTGGCTTCTTACTTGGAAGAGTCATGCTACTTACCGCATGTAGGACATTTGTCAGAGGTTGGTGCTGCTCCTGTTGCTTTAAACTTAGGACGACCAAATCCAACAATTGAAATCATTACTCCAGCCTTGTTCTTTTTAAAGGCGCGGAGTTGCTTGCACACTTCTCCGCCATTTCTTTGGCTTCCAGATTTCTTCGATGACGTATTGCCTTCGATACACCAAACAGTCCCATCTTCATTGTCCTTTACAACTATACCTACGTGAGAAATTCTATCGACACCATCTGCGGGGAAATCAAAATAGGCAATATCTCCTGGTTCTGGGTCTGCTACATCTCCGTCAATCCATGCTCCAGCCTTCTTAAAAGCCTGTGCACCACTTGGAGTGTAAACAGTGTTAGGAATTTTTACGCCAGCCTCATTCCCGCACCACATAACGAAACTTCCGCACCATGGTTGGAAGTTTGCTTTTGTGAAAGCACCGTACTTTGTTTCATTATCTTTAGGACCTTCAATGGTTCCTAGTTCTGCTTTAGCAACTTCAATAAGGCGTGCTGCTGTTCCTTGGTCTGCCATTACTTCTTCTCCTTACAAGAGCAGTCAACTTTGTTTTTTAGCCTGTAGTGCTGATAAGCCATAAGAAGATTCCACCCAAACATAAGCACCATTAGAAACCACATAGTTTCCATTTCAGTGATTCCAGAACCTGCTGTAATTACTGGATGGTCGTGATTCATTCTTTATCCCAATCTGTGTCAACTGGCTGTTCTGCTGGCATCTGTCCGTCTGGCTTTGCTGCAAGACGTGCTGCTGTAGCATCAATCTCGGCTTCTAATTTTTTGTCTGCTTGAGTGTTCTTGGCATCCATCTCTTTGTTATCTAACTGTGCTTTCATAATGTCTTTAGCACCAGATGAACCAATCAAGATACCTGCAAGGGTTCCTGTAATAAATGTAGCGATACTTCCTAGAACATTAAAAAACATCTTGTCATTCTCTGACTGTGCTCCAATAGGCTGTGATACAAACAAAAGTCCGTAAAGAATACCTAGTGATGTGCATAGCAGAATTGTTCCTAGTGTGATTCCTAGAATAAACTTTAAGCGAGCATCTAGGTCTTGTGGTGATAAGCGTTCTTTACTCATTTGGTGTTCCTTCTGGATTTACAGTAGCGGTAGTTCCGTCTGATGTTTTAACTAAGTCTACAGGACAAGTTTGTGTAGCGGAGCAAATTGGAGGCTTACACTCTGCTATTTCCCAATTTTTTGGGTCTTGGCAAGGGTATCTGAAGAATCCTTGGTAGCCACAACTAGTTAAAGACAAAGAGAGTAACGCTGCTAAAGAAAGAGCAGTTAGGGTCTTTAAACTTTTCACGTTAGTTCCTATCTATACGTATTTAACAGGGCTGCCAGATTCTGCTGCACCGCGTCGTAGTTGTGATTGGTGCTTTGAGGTTGTTCTGGAATACTTTGTGTTTGGAATTACCCAACCTTGAGAATGACTGTGTACACCAATAGGTGTGTTGTAAGAACTAACAACGTAGTTAATATCAGGTAACTTACTAATAGTTTCTCGCTGGTCTTTAGGAAGTTCACCAAAAATCATAGAGTCTGCGGGTCCTGAATGACCACGAGCAGATAGTGCACCGTGGCTTACAAAAGCCTCACGACGAGATATAGGTCCAGATGCTTCTCTGGTAGATACTTTTTTTGCCATACAGGAATTGTAAAGGCTTTAGATGTATTTGTACTGCTCTTTCTTCTGAAAAGGTCCAGAAGTCCAAGCATCTTGGGTTTCGGCAATTTTCATAGCCTTAAGAGGAGCAGCACCTGCTGAGAGTGCCCCAATTGCATACTTAGCACCATTTCCAACTCCGTAGAGACCATCGCTACGGATTCCCACTGAGAGGTCATCTTCTATCGCAAAGAGTGTTCCACCTACAGCAATTAAGAATTGAAAACGGTATTCACCATCGCCCTCTTCTTCAAACTTATAACCATTGTCTATTAAGCAAGTGCGTAAAGAAGGAACAACTTTTGCAATCATAAAATGATAGAGGTCTTTAACATCTCGCTCTGTAGGAGATGGTGGGTTCCAAATATGTTGTGCTACATCGCAAGGAAAGGCTTCTCCTGCTCCTGCAATTAAAAAGTCACCGCGTCGAGAAATTTTCGACATCTGTGGGTGAGTAAACATTCGCCCTTGACCGTCTGTGGTTTGTGCATCTGCATAGATAACGCATTTATCTTTTTGCTGTAAACCAATTATCGTTGTCACAGGCGTTATCCTTAATATTGGGGTAAGGGGGTCAAGGACTATTCTACCCTGACCCCCTGACAATTAAAGGGTGGTTGGCATTAAGCCTTAACCTCTAGCGAGGCTGTCATGCTCTTTTTGTCCTCTGTAACTACCCAAGTTAGGCGATTTCGCCCAACAATGGTTGCTGACCATCTTTTGGCAGGTGCTGCACTTGAGAATGCTGCACAACCTTTTACTGCGCCATCATTAGGCACTTCTGGCTCCTTGATTGAGTAAGAAGCAAGCCATGCTCCACCTTTATCAAGATTTTTTGCGACCTTAAAGTAATACGTTTTTTTCATAAGTTCTCCTTAGTTTACGGGGATAAAGAAAAGCCTAGCACTAGACTGGACAAATGAGCGATATGGCAGGTATTGATTTTAGAGGCATTCCTACCCATGAATGCCCCGTATGTCAATCTCGGACCTTTAAAGTGATGGCTGCTTTTGAAAATTATGATATTGCTATGTGGGGAACTGAGGCAGAATGCTACGAATGCGGAGCACGTGTTACAGTTCCTTGTCCTGTTGATTCCCCCGAATATAAGGCGATGAATGAAGATTAACGAAGTCCCTATTGTTACAAAGCAGTTATTTACTAAGTCCTACTGGAACAAAGTTAACATTATTGAGTTTTGGGCGTTTTCAACTAAGTTAGCAATTATTTTTCCAGGATTGCTTTTTGGAAAACAATGGTGGTGGTTATTTCTTTTTGCTTTAGCATCTAGTTTGGCTCTTATTGCTACATCAACTATTAAAACACTACCAACAATTATTTACTTTAACGTTGGTTGGTCTATATTAGCCACGGTAGCAATTGTTAAGCACTTCGTTTAAAATTCGATACCAAACCAAATAAAGGGCAAATCAAGAGAAAAACCATACCTGTCTATTGAAAAACCAATAGCAAGTCCATTTGTTTTCCATCCCCAAGAAAACCACCAACCACCTAGTTTAAACTCGTGCCTCACTTGTATTCTTTTTTCTGCCAAAAAGTGTCTCTGTAATATCCGCGTCTAACAGTTCTAGGAATAGCGGTTTCAGAATCATCTTCAAGAACCTTTTCGTTTGCAAAATGATGCCATGTTTCTCGCTTTATAGGAATCATTTGTAGAAACGGTGTTCCTTTAGGGATAATTCCTTCCCAACCTTTTTGTACGCTAAACGGAATAGAGCCTGAATGCCCATAAACATCGTTGTCCATAAATCCTGAAGATGTTCTAAAAGGCAGATTATCGTGATTTAAAGGATGTGTGTACAGCATGCTGTATCCAGGAGGAGTAATTGCTTCAAACGCTGTATGCCAAATAAAAACACCTGCAGTAAAACCAGGAAGTGAAGGCATCATTCCAGCCAAATCTTCACCACGTTCTTTAATAATAGAAGGCCCGAGATAACTAGTGTGAAGGTGTGGTTCATTTGGTTTGTCTGGATAGATGCGTACCTCAACATCGTGAGGTAGAAGCATCATATATCCAGCAGTCATAGCATCAAAGACTGGGATACATGCTTTAGGACTAGAGTTGCCAGGAGTTAAGCGAGGTTCTTTATCTCCGTTTGTGTACAACGGCATATCGCGATACCACTGGGGGACTGCTCGTGTCGAAGGTACTGGCATTGGAAATAGTTCCGCAGGTAACTTAGGTCGTCTACGAAACTCAACAACTCTTTTTCTAGGCATTCTCATCATGAAAGGTCTCCTTTAAGTATGTTCGCATTGTAGGTGCTTTGTCCGCATAGAATTTCCAACGGGCTTTCCTTTCTTCCCAAAGTTTTAAGGTAGGGGCTAAGTCATCTTTTATATCAAGAGGAGTTGATTTTTGAAAGTTAACGAACCGATAATTGTTTACCATGTGAACTTGAAGTCCTGTAGAAATAAACGGGATTCCGCCAATTTCAAATGGGTGCATCCACGAAGACATATAACGCCAAGTCATATTCCAAAAGGAGTCGTTTCTTCCAATATAAGGAAAATACTGGTCCCCATACTTATCTGTAAAAGTTTTGTCGTTTATTGCTTTCCAGTAAGGAGTATCCGTTCTATGGGATAAAGCGTAATGCAATGCTACAAACTTTGAAAATTGGTCAAATAGGTCTCTGCACGAGTTGTTGTACATATCCCTATCAAACTGAGAAATTTCCTGTCGTTCTAGAATGTCAATTAGTTTAAACAAAAACTCATGAACACTAAATAACCCGTTGCTTTCTAAAGGCTCAATAAAGCCAGCAGATAACCCAATAGCGACAACATTTTTTACAAACGTTCTCTGATGGATTCCAACACGCATTTTCACATCGTTAAAAACTAACTCGTCTACTTCTTCTTTAGTGCGAGGAACCACCATCTTGTCAGACATTAGGTAATTCTTAAACTGCTCTTTTGCTTCCTCTGGGTCAACAAACTTGTCCGAGTAGACATAACCAGCACCCAGACGTGACCAAAGAGGGATATTCCAACACCAACCATTTTCAATGGCAGTACAATTGGTAAAACCTTCGGTTTCTTTTTCCGCATCTTTATAAGGGATGCGAGTAGCCCAAGCACGATTATTCGGCAACATTTTTGTATACGAGTCAAAGGGTTCTTGTAAAGAGCCACCAAGTAGTAGGCTCTTAAAGCCTGTGCAATCAACGTACAAATCAGCAGTAATGGTTTCTCCAGTTTCTAAAGTAAGGTGAGTGACACCATCTTCATTTGTTGGAGCATCAACAACTGTCCCGACTATGTGACGTACACCGTTTGGAACACATATATCGTCTCTAAGCCAAATGCCAAACTTTGCTGCATCAAAATGATAAGCAATATCATTATCTGGGTTGAAGTTGTCAAACTCACCATTTGTATTTGGAGAGTACTTGTTGCTTTCAAATAAGGCTGTTGCAGGAAATAGACAGCGAACAAAATCCTCCGTTGGAGTGTCTGGGTAAAGGTATTTCTTCATGTGCCAGTCAGCATACGGATTTCTGTCTTTGTCTGCTAAAGCAGAACCAAATGGGTAATGAAATGAGCCAAAGTCTTTTTTGTAAAAGTCAGTAAACTTAATACTCATTTTGATAGTGGCATCTGTTTTTGGAAAAAAGTCTTTTTCTTTTAAACCGATGTACTGTGCCCATTTCCTAATTCCACCAATAGTGGATTCCCCAACGCCAACTGTTGGGTGATTGGCAGATTCTAAAACTGTTATCGTTTTTTTAGGAAAAGTCTTAGATAGCGTTGCTGCAGTCATCCAACCTGCAGAACCGCCACCTACTATGACTATAGAGTCAGTCTTCATTAGTCAAACTTCTTCTTTTGCCAATTGTGCTGTTTATAGAAACCAGAGGCTTGCATTCTAGATTTTGCTACTCCTAATAAATCCTCTCGTTTATCAGAGTCATGCTTTTGCCAATTTTCACGCTTAAAAGGAAAAATCTGAATAATGGGAGTGCCTTTAGGAATAATGCCTTCAAAGTCCTTACGTAAATAGAAGGGGATGCTTCCACCCAAACCACCTGATTTATCTGTATCAATAACTCCTGATGCAGTAATAAACGGTAGGTCATAACGATTACTTGGATGCATAAACCACACGCTATAGCCTGGAGGAGTAATTATCTGCATAGGTGTTTCCCAAACCCAAACTCCTGGATGATAACCAGCAGGTGCAGGAAAATCCTGTGCTAAGTTTAAATCGCGTTTTTGATAAGCAGGCAATCCTGGGTAAGAGTGGGTGATGTCTTGGGTTAGGTTATCAAAAGAAATATTTGGGTCTTCAAGCATTGCTTTTGGCAAAACTTTTTGCGGAATTGAAACCTGTATTTCATAAGGAGTTACTAAGTAGTAACCCGAAGTAAAGCCATCAACGATAGGTACGCACCATTTGCCAGTTAAGTTTAGAGGGCGTAAGTGCAGTTTATCCTCACCATTAAGGAATCTAGGCATGTCCTTAAACCACTTAGGTACGTGTTGATTACCTGGCTGTGGGGTTAGAAAGACTCTTTCGTCAATCTCTTCTTTTAGACGAAACTCAATAGTTTTTGTGGCGGGAGGCTTAATTTTGCGGAATTTCATGGACCACCTTCTTAGCGTTACATTTTGTACAGATGTCGTATGTCTTCATCGTATAGGGACATGATGCTCTACTTGTTGTTTTGTGCTTACAGAGAGCGAGTGTTAGCACTTCTTTGATTCGGGTTAGCATAAAGCAACCCTATCATTTATTCGTGAGTATGTGCCCTTCGGTGCTCGAACTCTCCCTTAGCGTGCATAGAGTCATGCCAAGCAATAGCATCAGTTACACCCTCTGGTACTGAGAACATTTTACCTGAACCAGACCCGTCTGCAAATGTTTTTGTTTGAATGTGGCTATGAAAGATGTGGTCCTTAAGAGCACGGTCTCTCTTTTCAAATTTAGGAAGAACCGCCGCGCCTGGCTCAATGTGGTTGGGTGCACCATCGCCTAGATTAAATTGCTGCGGGTTTAAATTGATAGACATATCACCCATTATGGTTCAGTCCTTTCGCATACACACTTACAGTTATCTTCGAAGCAACAGGTTGAGTCATATAACTCGTGGTCGCATTTAATACATTTAGTGATGGAAGTGCTCCCCGTCTAGATTCGTATGAGGATAGTCTGCTGCATACTTGTTATGGTCGTGGTGGTGGGCTGCAATTAATTCGCGATGAGACATTCTATCCATATCTCCATCTCCACCATTAGGGTCTTTAGGACGCACGCCAGGGATATGGTCATCATAACCATCATGACCTGAACGCCATTCAGCATAATCAATGCCATGACCGTTGTGAGATTTCATGTGGTCAAGTAAATCGGCGTGAGAATGTGTGTCTACTGCACGAGTGCGTTCAATCTCAGCACCTGCTGCATGCATCTTGGCTGCGTTACTAATAGCCTTATACATGTTAATAGAGTGCTCATCGAGTTGTATGTGCTCGTGGCTACGTCCTGCAGAGGAACAGGATGGGTCTTTGCATTCTTCCATGAGGTAAGGGTGTCATACCTCGGTTCGCCCGACAGCCTAAATAGCAGGGCTACTTAGAGTTCGGTGATTACTTGATAGGTTTCTTCTTTAGTAGGTTGCTCTACCTCGGTCGCTCCGCAGGTGCATCCACCACATCCGCATGTGGGTTCTTCGTTTCCAATGTTAATGGGCATGATTGTCATAATGATTACCTTTACTGAGCAGGGCTACTTACACATCGAACAGTAGTTGTAGACACGAACCTGGGAGGCTCCAACAACGAAGGTGCGAGCACAGCCATAACAAGTCACAGTGACTGTCTCTGGTTTAGGCTTGATAGCCTTTGTGATACTGAGTCCTAAGAGTTCCATGGCTATATCTTACCACGAGGTCAAATGCGTCCTCTGTCTCGCCCATTTTTTACATAGGACTCTTTGCTAGGGTCAAACTCTGGGAAACTTCTCTTTATCGTGGCTAGGTTGTCTGGTTGACCAATCACTGAAGCCACTTGCTTCTTTACCCTGAAACCCTCACTAGAGGCTACTGCCTTCTTTGTACCTGACTCAACTTGTGAAGTCACTGAGGTAGGATTGACTGGTTCGACTTCATAGACGTTTCCATGATGTACAGGATATTCACCGCCGTCTTTTTCACCATAGCCACTAATCGTTCTATCACGAGTATGGTCCAACGCAGCCTGTAAGTCCGATGTAGCCCAAGCATGCCCTACACGAGGCTTAACAACATCCCCTGGCTTTAAGGTCTCTATGGTCCCGTGGAATAACACACTGGATAGGTTTTGATTCACCCCCGAATTTTGACATCTTAGCCCTTTGGCTACTGCCTAAACACACTTCTTACAATGGTATGTTGTCATTGAATGCATCTAGGGGAACTCTCCACGACCGCTCTGGTTCATAGAACCACTCAGGCTTGTTGCACTCCTCGACAGGCAGCCAACCGTAGACCTCAACCTCTGAGTAGTAATCTCTATCTAAGACACGAACCCCTACAAGTATCCCCGATTTTTCTACATCCTTTGGAAAGACTGGAATGGCATCCCTAGTTCGAACTGACTTAACCTCGATGTTAGGCATGACATCTGGGAAGTGCTTTCGATACGGATGCTCTGAATTAGGATAGAATGGAAATACGAGAGGTTGCTTGTACAACTTTGCTACTGAGTACTCAGCCACGATAGTCCTAACATTGGCTGCTATCTCTGGTTCTAAGAACTTCTTGTTCTCACCAGCATAGTTATCACGGTCAACTGACCCCCACTTCATCATCCAGCGATTAAGAGCAATATCGGCACATGCCCGCACCTCTGCTTGCGATAAATTTACTAATTGGCTCATGTGGCTACCCTAACAGAGGAACAGCCCTGCTTTCGGCTACTGCCTAAACTCCCAGGGTCCAACCGTGGTTCTCATCTGGGGGCCTGAAAACAAGCCACTTTTTAAGGGTGGGGGGTCACGTTCATACTTCTTTTACAATTTAAATAACTTGTTTCTTACACTTGTATTACGTGTTCTATCTACGTGTAATTAATTAAATAAATTAACTATTGATAGTGCGTTTGATAGTTGCATTGGCTACTGTGTTTTATAACTAATTGGCTGTGCGAATAACACCAGCCAAACAGTCACTTTAGAATGCTGTTATCAGATACTTAATCAGGTGCTGTTACTAACGACTTTAAATCATTACTAATCAATAACTATTCACTACGTATTAATTGATTCAATAGATACGTGCTATTGGTTATCTATCATCTACCTACGACATGTATCTATCTATCTCTTATCTATAAGAAGTAATAACAACCTTCTTTAGTAACCCCGAATAATTTTAAAATTGACGCACGGAATAGTCCCTGCCGAGCAACCGAGTGTGTAGCAGTATTACTTGACGTGTATTAATAACTACTTACATTCTTTACAAAATAATCGTCAAGCAGGAGTAATACTTGTTTACTTTATTTATCTATTCTTCTTTAACAATTAATACGATTAATAACATTCTGGTTGCCCCGTAATTTTTTAACAATTTATTCGCCATGGGGGAGTAATACCTATGGGGAGGGCTGGCGTTTACGCTCAGGACACACCGCTTTTACCCCGATTTGCAGGTGGGCTACCCCTCATGCAATAATTACGTCAAGTCGTTAGCCCGAGGGTCGTAGTCGTGGTGAGAGAGTAAAAGTAATTATTTATTTTTTTACAATCAATCAATCAAGTTACGTGATTACATAATCAAACGAACTTCTTTAGATTCAGTAAATAATTCAGACAGCAAAACTTTTACATAGTTGGTTCTACAACATCGCAACTATTGCTAACGACTTCAAGGTGCATTGAACTGCACAATAAATAATTAGTAACTACGCCAAGTGCGACAAACTCAAACGGTTACTTGCAATCTTATTTATTCTACTTACATTCCAAAATTAAATACGCAAGGTGTGTGACTAACTACTTCACGTTGTTAGTCATACGCCTTGTGTAGTTAATCGAACTACACACTATGAAAGGGAAGTCATGGCTAAGACATACAAAGATACAAAAGATAAATACCTAACTGCTGACGAACTAATCGAACGCAGTTATACAAAACGTAATTCAATTCGCAAAATACGTTTGAACAATCTTCTTTTAGAAGAGGCAGTAACTGAACTACAACTCGCAATCAATCACTACAGAGAGGCAAACTAATAAATGACTACAACAACAATCACAACTGGTTACGCAGTATTAGTTACATCGCAAACATCAGAACTTGGTTATCTTCGACAACAACTAGTTGTTGCAGACATCGAACGCGGTGTAAAAGTTTGGACACGTGTTACTAACGGCGGTCGTGGTGTATCAAACGCATGGACTGATTCAACTTACGATTCATTCACTACTAATAAGTTTGGTAATGAATTAGTTGTTGGTTCTGTTCTATCTTCACCACTTACACCAACTGACATCAAGGACGTGTTTACTGATAACTCTGCATTCAACATGATTCAGAAGTTAACAAAACAATTCGCACTACGCGATAAAACACTTACTGGTCAATTACTAAGTGACGTTGTTGCAGACGTTGATACTTGCTTAGCAACTGACATCAATTCGCTTGTGAAGTTTCGTAGTGACGGTCGTGCAGATAAAACTGCAACTACAAACTACAAGCAAATCAACATCGCTTCTGCACCAATTAAAACTGCTCCTGTTGCTCCTGTTGCAACTGTTGCTGTTCGTGATGACATTCCACTTGAAATTAAAAACAAGTATGTGCCTTCACCAAGTGACCCTGAAGTTGCTAATTACATTCAACGCACATTCGACGGTATAAAAGAGTTTGACATCTTCGAACGTGCTTTGATTAATAAAGAAAACGTATTGCTAGAAGGTCATGCAGGAACTGGTAAAACAACTTCTGCAAAAGCATTCGCTTCTTCAAAAGGTTTACCGTTCTATGCAATCGGCATGAACCTTGCAAGTGAACCTTCTGATTACAAAGGACAACTCGAACCTCAAGCAGACGGCACACTTAAGTTTGTTTACGGTGAGTTAGCACTTGCATTTAAATACGGCGGTGTTGTTCTTCTTGATGAACTTTCATTCATTAAAGAAGGTTGCTCTGCTGACATGCACAATGCACTTGATAAGTTGCGACAGATTACTTTGCGTGGCAACGACAATGAAGTTATTCAAGGTCATGATGAACTTCTTATTATCGGTGCATACAACGCAGGTTATCGTGGAACTCGTAAATTAAATGAGGCGTTTGCAGATAGATTCACAACTCAATTAGTTTACGAATACGACTCGACTATTGAAAAGAAAATCATTAAGTCAAAGTCGTTACTGGAACTTGCAACGCAAATGCGTGCAGAGTCTGTTCGTGGAGAGTATGAGACACCAATCAGTCTCAGACTTCTTAAGGGCTTTCAGTATCACGTAATTACTTACAACTTCGACTTCGCTGTTCGTTGCTTTATTAATCACTTCAACGAAGAAGAGCGTGCAAGTGTGAAGTTGTTGTTGGAGGCTTACAGCACCAACATCGCAGAAGAGTATGAAGTTGCAATCAATACTCCTAACGTTGACAAGGGTGCAGATAATTAATCTGCACTCTTGCAACATTCTTTATAAAAAAATCCGCAACAAAAAATCTACAGAGAGGCAGTCATGCAACAACTAACAGAAAAAGAACAACAGAACGAAAAGCGCGATAGATTACTTCGATTAGCACAAGTGTTTCAACGTGCTAATTCTGTTATTGCACTTCGTCCAATTAAAGTGCACATCGTCAATCAACCTGACGGTGCTCCTGCTTGGTCGGGTGCTAACGACGTATGGTTCAACGAAGCAAAGATTAATGACAAGTTTGATACAGAGACTTTGTTATCAATCCAAGGCTTGGACTTTCACGAGTTAGCACACGTTCGTTACACACCACGTAACGGTTCTGACATCTGCTTATGGGTAATTGAAAACAATTACTGGAAAGCATTCAATGCGTTAGAAGACCAACGTATCGAAACACTTATGGTTGGCAGATTCCCTTCAACTGTTAATTGGTTGACTGCAACTGTTGCACAATTCATTCTCAATACTCCTGAAGCAATCGAGAATGCGTATCCGTTGTTACGCGGTCGCAGATACTTGCCTCTTGAGATTCGTCAACTTGCACGCAAGCACTATGCAAAACAAGAAAACATAGTTGCACTTGGTGAAGTAATTGATGAATACCGTTTGCTGTTATTCCCTGACGATACAGAACGTGCAAAAGAATTAATTGCACGATTCGCAGAATTAATTCAGGGCGATAATCTTGCAGACCCAAACGGTCATGAAGCGAGACCATTCCAAGGTCATGAGTCTTCTGATTCACGTCCTGCACCAAAGCGTGAACAAGAGCGTGACCGTAAGAATGCAGAGAAGCAAGAAAAAGAATTAGATAAAGAAGATACACAATCTTCTTCTGCTGATTCTGATGACGATTCAGATTCTAATGATGATTCAGATTCAGATTCAGATTCACAATCTAACTCTTCTTCAGATAACTTTGCAGATTCAAACGATAAAGGTGGTAATGGTGGTAATGATTCTGATGATGAATTAGATTCAGATGATGATTCAGATTCAAAAGAAGATTCCGATTCTTCTTCTGACTTTGGTGACGTAACTGTTGCTGAAGATTCTGATGATGATTCAGAGTCTGATGATTCTTATGAAGCAGATAACTTAAGCCGTCATGCTGGTGCTGGTGGTAAAAGTAAAACTGCAAACTCTCAAGAAGTTACAGACACCATGGAAGAGATTATCCAATCAGTTACTGAAGAACTTATGGATAATCTAAATAAGTTATCAATGCAGGTTGTTGGTAAACCTCTTATGGGAACTGTTAATGCAGAGTCGGTATCACGTGCTGATTACCGTTCTGTATCTGCAACTGCAGACTTAGTAATGGTGCAACGTTCGTTTGCTCGTGAGTTAGAAAGACTCAAAGCAAACTACGACCCTTCATGGTTAACTGAGCAACGAAGTGGAAAGTTAAATGCCAATCGTTACATGCAAGGTGCAAGTGTTCGCACTTTGTTTAACAAGTGGCAAAGCGGTCGCGATGACGTAACTGCAATCGAAGCAGTTATTCTTCTTGACCGTTCTTCTTCAATGCAAGGTCACAATGCAAAAGAAGCATACAAAAGTTTGTGGGCTATCAAACGTTCTTTAGACAAAGTGCAGGCACGCACAACTGTTTACACGTTTGATTCACATACTCACTTACTTTATTCTGCAGATGAAAAAGCAGATACAACAGTAAGAGATTCAGGTGCAAGTGGAACAACACAACCTGAAGTTGCAATCTTAAATGCACAAAACATTCTTGCTACTACAGACAAGCCAATCCGCATTCTCTTCATGATTACTGACGGTGCATGGGGCGGAGATAAAGCGGAAGAGTCTGTAAGAAGAATGAAAGAAGCAGGTGTTCTCACTTGCCAAGCACTTCTCTATCCTAATGAAGTTTCGAATGAAGGATTAGAAAGGTGCAGACATAACTTTGAGATAATCAAACGAATTGGTGAAGCCAAAGACATCTTGTCTCTTGGTCAATCACTAGTGCGAACTGCAATCGCACGTCGTTTGGTATCTCAATGAGGAGTTAGTTGTAGTTGCCTCTCCAACTAACTAGCAGGGCAGAGACTTCCCTCTCTGCCCTGCACAATCTTTCACCGCAACAAAAAATCCACCAACCAAAAGAAAGTAGGTAACTTCTTATGAAACTTTCAGAACTCGAAGTAGGTGTTGAGTATGCAATTCTTAACTCATTCACATACACAAAGCGTAATGCGTATGCTGTTGACGTTAGCAACATTCAAAAGCACAACATCTACAAAGCAAAACTTGTCTCCAAGGATAAGTATTACTGGAAAGATACTCGCCCTTCAAAAGAAGAAGCAGACTTCTCTCCTGCACCAAAGAAAGAAGTAAAGGGAGTTGGTTTGCTCTTTACAATTACAGACGACAATGGTGAGACGTTTTATTACGTCACACGAGTTGCAAGTGTCGTTGCACGCTATGACATCGTTCAAGGTGTATGGAATGCACGTGAAGCAGAAGAGAAGCGACTACGTGCAGAACAAGAAGCACAAGAAGCAATCGTTCGTGCAAAGAAAAAACAGATTCAAGAACATGCAGAACGTGCAAAGTTAACTATGCCAAACACAATTAAGTCACTACTGGGTGGAAAGTTATTCGATGACGTAAACATCGAAGTGCCTTACTACTCAGACTCTAGTCATGCAAGAGTAAGTATTACTTTGCGTGACATGGAACGTTTAATCGAACTCGTCTACGACAAGAAAGAAGAGGTGGCATAAATGTCAACAATCGTTCTAAAGAAGTATGAAGCAAGTAAGTATCCAACAGTAACTCTGCCAAACAATGCATACAACTCTTCTTCTGTTTACGTATCAGAAGACTTGCGTTGGGTTGTTTTTAAGTTTGCAAGTAACGAGTGGGGTTGGTATGCACTCAAAGAAACTTTCTACAACGACTTAAATGGTGTTAGTCGTTACGACTCAACTAAGACTTCTGTTGTTGAAACTTTGCAACACTTAGTTGATGAAGAAGAGCACGATGAAAAACTCTGGAAAGAGTAAATCTAAAACTTCTTTAACTGCGCCTGTCTCTCTTTCAATTCGTATTAATTGGAATGAGAGACAGGTGCAAACCTTAAAGAAGATAATCAACACAGAAGACTTCACACGTTACTTGGAACTTTATCTACGCAACGCAATCGTGTGGTCTGCAGTAGGCACAGCAATTCAATTACTAGAAGTAACAGCGACTGAGGAGGAATAAATGATAACTACAGTTAAAGACCTGAAAGTAAATCTCAATGACAACTTCAAAGATACAGATTCAATCTACGTTCTCTTCTTCTCTAAAGAAGAGTTTGAAGATAAGTTTGATTCAGAAGTGACAGACAAGGTATGGCAACAGGCACTTGCATTCGTTGATGATGATGAAGCAGACCAATTAATTCAAGAGCAAATCGCACATGAACTATCAACCCAATTAGATGAGAAGGAGTAACACATGGCTAATACAAAAGAAGTATCAATCGCAGAAGTAACAGAAGTTAAATACGAATGGACGTTCGGTGATTATTCTGCACGCACATGGTTTGGTGCAGAGTATGGAACTCACACAGAATGGTTTAAAGGAGAAGCGTTTATTCATGAGACTCTTGTTCCTTTGTTTATCCAAACTCAACTTGAAGAGAAGATAGAAGAAGTGGAGGCAAACTGGTGACACTACACATTCTTTCAGTCAATGATGAAGAACTAAGTATTGTTCTTCAATCTTTAATTGCAAGTCAATACCCAAAAGCAAAAGAAATTGCAATTCGATTCAAGAACATGGCAACGCCTGTATCAATTCAATCAAAGGAGGAAGCACATGCGAATGCAAACTAAATACCGAATAAGAAGGTTGGTCGTGTTAGCAATCTTCTTATGCTTTATCGCTTGGGCATTCAATGCAACTACCCCTGCTGAATGCAAAGTTCCTGTTGAACAGATGAGTTCGTTCTGCAAAGACTTGCTCTATCCATAACCCAATCCGCAACAAAAAAACTAGGGAGGCAAAACTATGGCTACAAAAACAAAACATCGTAAGGCTGGTGCACGTGGTGGTAATCAATACGGCGAATACAAGGTTCGCTATGCAAGTGAGAAGCAGGCAAACTTCATAAAGAAGTTACTTGATACAAAGCAACATTCTTATGACACTCCTGACTTTGCATTACTTAACGTGCAAGGAGCAACTGAGTTAATTGCTAATCTTCTTAAGTGCCCAAACAAAGCAGGCGTTGTTCGCCTTGCAACATCAAAGCAACTTTGGTTGCTAGGAAAACTGGTGCAGGACAAGCAAGAAGGCAAAGCCTTACTTTCTGCAACACTTGCAAAAGAAGGTGTAACTGTATTAGAGCAGTTGTCTATTGATTCAGTAAGTGGATTAATTACACAACTCAAAGACGCACCGTCTTTAGAACCTGAGATAAAAGAAGTTGGTGCATACCTTCTTAATAACTCTATTTACCAAATCCGTATGGGTTTGAATAGTCGCAAACTTCAAGTATGGACAATCAATCGTAATCATGACGGATTCGATTACGACACAACAAAGCAATCGGTGCTCTTTGAGTTAAAGCCTGAACATCGTTTGACTTTATCTAAAGCAATCGAACTAAGCGTTCAGTTTGGTTGCTGTGTGCATTGTGGTCGTGCACTAACAAGAGCAGTATCTGTTGCAAGAGGTATGGGTGCTGTGTGTGCTGGGAAGTATCAATCATGAAAGTATCCAAGGCAATCGAATACTTACAAGCACTCAATCCTGACGAAGAAATTATTATCGAATGGGTTACAAAGGAGTATGCAGATAACAACGAATGGGGTTGCGAGTTTCTCGAAGACACCATGGACTATGCAGAAGTTCCAAAAGAAGTTTGGAATGAGTTAGTTGAAGTTGTTCAAAACATTCTCGAATGGGAAGAAATGGGAAACACGTTCGCTGACTGGATTCACGAACAATACGTATCAATCATGAACAAGAAGAGAGAAGAGGTAACAGTATGAATGCAACTCCGCAACAAAAAAACCTGCTCGCACTAGGCACACCGATTCATGAAATTATTCATGGAGAAGTCTTGCTTGAAATTATCAATCAGCAAAAAAACTTATCCGAAGCAACTGGTGAAGAAGCAGTTGTTGGAGGCTATGAGTATCACAGAGGTTATACAGACGCTATGCAAAAAGTGTATGCACTTGTGTATGCACTTCAATTCGAACAAGCAGACCAACTAAAGGAGGCAAGCGCATGATTAAAGAGATTCAACTACCGCTTGAGAACATCAGAAAGAAATTACGTTCCGAGTTAAAGACTGTGGAGATAAGCCATGCTCTTGAAGACGGAGCAGATTCTAACTTTCACTACACAGACGGCAAAGCAGACGGCATTCGTCTTGCTCTCTTTTTAATTACTAAAGAAGAACAACGACTATCAAAGGAGGCTTAACCCATAATGCCAACAATAAAAGAACTTAAAGAAGATTTAGAACAAAACTTTAAATCTGAAGATGAAGTGGTTTGGACAACAATCATTGATTACTCAGAGTTTGCCGAAAATCTAAAAGAAGAATACGGAATAACTCTTCCTTTAGACGTTTGGAAAGAGGCTGTTCATTACGCACCAACAGGTGATGACATCATGGGTATCTATGGAGTAATTCTTGACGAAATTACTGCACGACTAAAAAAACGCGGTATCGAACTTATAGAACTGGAGGCATAACTAATGGCAACAGTAGAAAGCGTAATCAAAGCGTTAAGCAAACTAGACCCTAAAGAAGAAATCGTCGTTGCATGGTGGACGTTTTGGGATTTAAAAGAAAGTTGGGAAGATAACAATTCCGAAGAAGACAACTTCAAACCTTTAACTAAAAAAGTTTGGAAGAGTGTTGCTTCAGGAGAGTTTGATACTGAAGGAACTTATGATGACATCTATTCCGCAATCGAAAATGAAATGGAGGCATAACTTATGAGTAATCAAGTTGCAATAATTATCTCTTCAAAAGAAGACATAGACCTAAGCACTCTTGCTAATGCAATAGCAGGTTCAGGACTATCTTTAATTGCTGACGGAGTTGTTAAGGTTGACGGCGAAGTTTACATTCGTGTCGTTGACTTTGATAAAGCAACATACATCGCTAAAGATTCTAACTACGGTTGGGCTAGTGGCTTGTGTGTTGTTGATACTGATTCATGGGCAAAAGAAGACTGGGAAGCAATAGATAACTTTACTGACTCAGAACTTGAAGAGTTGGGAAGAATTATTAATAGCGACCCTTCTTACACTCCATTCAAGTTTGCTCAAACACAGGAGGAGTATCGTGGCAACTAACCCTGCACCGAGAAACATCTACGACTTGTGTAATGAAGTGTATGCACGTCATGGACAGTATGGAGTATTCGATTACGTCGGAAAGTTTGACAACATCGAATGGACTTGGTGTATGCCTTGTGAGTCAGTAACTCCATTCGACCCATACGTTGAAGCCTTTAACTTCAATGAAGATACAGAACGGAATGATAAAGAAGTTCTGTGTTTGGTTTGTGGTAGTTCCAATGCTTACGTAAATTATAAAGAAGTTAAAGCAGTTATCTTTTACGAAGACGGAACGAAAGCAGTTCAAGAAGTTAAAGCAGAAGACCAGTTAGAGTTCTTGCAGTCAACATGCAAAGGATACGTTGAGTGCAAAACCCTACCTTCTCAAAACATAACACTATGGTTTAACGAAGAAGCACGCACTAAACTCATAGGTCTAGTTCCAAACTTCACCGCCACAAAATTATGGCTTAACGAGTTTGGCAAAGATGATGACACAGTTCTGTTAGGTAACGTAGTAATTACTAACGCTGTTACTGATTCAAACGGAATGATAACTTCTTTAACGGCTGAACAAGTAGAAGGGTTGGTGGCACTATGAAATACCCAAACATAAATCCCAATTACGTAAAGAAGATTAAAGAAGTTACAGAAGGTAGCCCTGTAAGAAATCAGTTGCTAACTCCTGAAGTGTATTTAATCTTTAAGTCTTTTAAGACAAAAGAAGAAAGAAACCAATACGTATGGAGACTTAGAAAAGAAGAAGGTTGGTCTCTTGAAAGTATCGGGCAGGCTGTTGGTGTAACACGAGAGATGATTAGGTTAATCGTAGATAAACTCGAACGAGAACCGTTCCAACTCATGCTCTCAGTTGCTAGTCAACCAGTTCCAAAGCGTGCTCGTATAAAGAAGGTTGTTTATAGGAAAACTCCTATTGACCCTGAAGCACTAAAAGTTCTAAAAGAACTTCATGCAACCGCCACTCTTCTTAGAGGCAAGGGTTCTAAGAACAGAACGGAAGCAGAAGAGTTCACTCGCTTAATTCATGAGCAGACTCTTTTAGGAGTAAGCACATACACACTCGCACAAGAACTTGGGTTAACTGTTGGCGCAATTAACCTGCGTTTGGTTCGTTACGGATACAGAAAAACTACTGGTAACTCACGTGCATTAACTCGTATCAAATACCCAACACAAAAAAAGGAGGCAACACATGACAACACAACTAACGCAAATAACTAAAACTCGTCGCATTACTAACGAGAAGTGGCAAGAAACATACAAGCCGATAGGGAATACGCTTGATGAAAACGCTTCATGGCAAGATGAAAATGGCGTAGGGATTCTCTTTGAGACATACGGAGAAGAGGAAGCCTTTGTTTACGCTTGCGATTATCACAACGTGTGGACTCTTGTTGACGGAGACAACGGAGGCACTTACATAGTTAATGGACGTGCAGTTGTAAACCGTATCGGCTATTTCATCACACCACTTCCATGGAAAGATGAAGAGAACTTCTGTATCAAGGTGTCTTCATGAAAACAGGAGAGTTAAGCACAGGAGTGCCAACGCTTAGTAAGTGTTGTAACGCTGAAGAGTCATGGAGAGATTGTTCTTACTGGAACTTTCATAAGGGTGGAGAATGCTTTGCAACCTATTGTGAAGCCTGCCTTGAAATTACCTATCGTGACTGCGATGAAACTAATTGCAAGAAGTGTCACGAACACCATTGGGAATGCACAGATACTCCTGCAGTATTCAAGTGCATTAACAAAGTTAGGGGCAAGAAGTGCCCTTCAATTCGTGTCTATGACAGAGACACTCAAACATACACCGTAAGTTATACCTACAAGAAAGCATAGGAGGCAACATGACAAGATACGTAGTTCGATACGCCGAAGAAAATCATGGAATTATAACGTTTGACGCTAACTCTAAAGAAGAAGCAGAAGACTGGGTAAGACGTGTTGAAATGGGAGAACAAGAACTGGAACAACTTCCTAACTATTCCACAAAGGTTAAGTCTGCTAGTTATTCTTTAACAGACCTAGAAGAAGTTATTCCACCACTTCCTGAAATCCCTATTTATGGGGTTATCGTATGATAAAACATCAAACAGAACACAAGTGTTCTTGCATACCTTGCAGACAAGACCGAGTAAAAGATTGGGTAGGCAAGTTACTTGACTGGGGAATACCTGCAGACAACATACTCATGGACATAAACCAGTATGGTGGAAAAGTAGTTCTATTCTCAGGTAATCAAGATTTAGATGCACACCATACTCATAAACAAAAGTGGTGCTATCAATTCAATGACACTACTTTGGAATACGCAAAAACTTGGTGGTTAGCACACCATCAACCAACCCTTAAAGAAGAAAGGATTTCTCTATGACAACACTATCTGTAATCAAAGCAACTATTCGTTGGAAAGAAGAACCAGTAACAAAGCAAATGACCTTAAACGAAGACAAGGTTATGTTTGCGGTAAAGCAAGCAGAGTGGGAAGGCAGAGAAGATGAACACCCACTTGATGATGAAATCTTCTTTTGGCTTGACCCTGAAGAAGCAGACAAACTCGTTGCAGGTTATGACATGGGAGATTGGAAAGTATTGCGAGTGAACTCTCGTAGAGAGATAACTGTGTATCCTCCTGTTTTATCTGAGTATGTTGCAGAACTAAAAGAAAACCTAAAGAAGAAACAACTCTTAGTTAAAGAGTTAGAAACTATGATTAAAGAAGGAGAACCCCATGTATCTACAAACAACTGACCTATTGGCAATTATGATTGCGCTTGTATGTTCATGCATAGTTATGGTTGTTTCTGTTAATGCTCATCGCAATCTTCTTAGAGTTAATAAAGAACTTATAAGAACTATTCGAATCTTGCAAAGTGAGCGGGTAAACAAATGACCAATACTGTTAAAGAAGACTTAAAGTTTGCTGGTCAACTAAGCCTGTGTGGAGAGTCTTTAAAACTTGCTGTCCAAATCTATGCGGACATGCTTGACTCAGGCTATCAACCTGCTAACTATTTAACAGCAGGACGGTTCTTAGACACCATGTTGGAGGCTTCAAAAGAACTTACAGAAATCATGAAAAATCATGCTGCCGTTATCAAAGCCCATGCCGAGTTGGGTAAGATGTAACCATGCTCAAGAAAGGAGCAACAAATGCAAGAGTGGCTAACTCAAAAAGACTTGGCAGAAAAAGCAGGGATAAGTCAGAACACGTTAAAGAACTATCTCTATCGAAACTTAAACACCCTTCCCAAACCCGATACTTACTTCGGGAGGACTCCTGTGTGGAAATCGGAAACCGCAGAGGCTTGGGTTCAAAGCAGAAGAAGGTTGTCTCCAAAGCAAACTAACTAACACTTACTAAACGAGAGAGGAGCAAGTGTATGGCTTATGTAATTACCCGAAATAAACGTCACACAGGTTACTTCCGCAACAAAAATAATCGCGTAGTGTCCGCAGGCACGTTTGACTCAAGAGCCAAAGCCTTATCCTCTGCAATTCTTGCGGAAGGTGGGCTGTCAGTTGATGAGTCAGAATCTAACCAAACCTTAGAGGCATACTTAGAGGAATGGTTGATTAGAACAGATGTTCGCTTAATAACTAAAAAAACCTACAAGACTTCGTTAAAGAAGTATGTCATTCCTTCTTTAGGAAATAAGCAGGTCTTGTCTATAACAAAACGTGATGTTCGTAGCCTTTTTGAAAAACTAATTCAAGAAGGCGTAAGCCCTTCCACCGTTCTCCATGTGAAGATTGCCTTGGGGTCTGCTTTCCGTCCGCTTGTTCAAGATGAGCGAATGGTGGCAAACCCTACGCATGGGGTTAGGGTGAAAGTGCCTCAGACTGACCCATTCATTACTTTAGAGCCTGATGACTTCAAGCAGATAGTTGCAGAGTTGCCTACAGACGGAGCAAAGTTGTTTGCTCAGTTTTTAATTGCAACAGGCTGTCGCTTTGGAGAAGCAACAGAGTTACGGGTGAAAGACTTTAACTTTAAGTCTAAAGAAGTTTACATTCGTAGAACTGTATGTGACATAGGTAAAGAAGCAAATAATGGGTCGCGTTTTTTAATAGTTCATGCAACAAAGAACAATCATAAAAGAACAGTAGTTATTAGCACAACTCTCTTAAAGACGTTAAAAGCCTTTATAGCAGATAAAAAGTTATCTAATAATGACCTCTTGTTTGGCAATAACACCATCGAAGTTGGTAAACTAATTCATGCAGGTAGTTCTTCCATAAGAACTAACGAGACCTTTACTGTCAAAGGTAGGGTCTTCAACCATGCAACTCCTTACGCTTACAACGTGGGAAAGTGCAGGTGTGACCTGTGTAAACAAGCGATAAAGGATTATCGCAAACAATACAGAAAGGACAAATCAAAAGGCAGAGACAGCCTTAGCCAAAGTATCGGCTCAGGTCATCTCAGTCGAACCAAGTGGAGAACCATTTGGAACGAAGCCATAGAAAAGTCAGGTATTGGTTGGTATCCAAAAACGCACGACTTAAGACATGCAAACGCCACTCAACTGTTAAAGAAGGGTGTTGATGTGCATGAGGTTAAGGAACGTTTGGGTCATCAGTCAATCACAACTACGGAGCGGTATTTACACCGTATCCGTCACCAGCAGTCGAAAGCAGGGGAACTTGCGGACGAGTATCTGTTGGGAGAAAGGTGAGAAACTATGCGACTAACACAACGTGGAAAGAAAGTAATTGCAATAGCAATTATGACAGTAGCAGGGGCATTGTTTTGTAGTGGTTTTGTTGTAGCAAAAGCCCTAGGAACAATTCCCACAGAAGCAGTAGAGGCACAGCCAGTTCCTTTACTCCAATCCTCAGTCGAAAAAGAACTAAAAATAAAAGCCCCTTCAGACAAGTTAGAGAACTACCGTAACAAGGTAAAACTCTCTTACGTAGAATGTAAAGGGCTTTTAAAAGAAGTTGGGTTCAAAGGCAAAGCCTTAGAACAAGCATGGGCTATCGTCATGCGTGAAAGCAACTGTCGTTCTCATGCCTACAACGGCAACGAGAAGACAGGAGATAACTCTTACGGAATCTTTCAGATAAACATGATTGAAGAAGTAGGAGACTCACGCAGGGAGAAGTTCGGCATGGTATCTAATGCGATGTTGTTAGACCCTGTGACAAATGCCCAAATTGCTTATTACATGAGCAAGGGCGGAACTGATTGGTCTGCATGGAAGGGTATGACCCCTCGTGCACAAGAATGGCTAAAGAAGTTTCCGAAGTAATACAAGCAGTAAGTAAAGAGCCTTCTGTGTTGATAGCAGAAGGCTTTTTGCTGTAACCTACAACTATGAGGAGGAAATAAACATGGGCAAACACCTAGATAAAATACAAGCAAGTCTCGAAGTTCGTAAAGCCAATCATAAAGGTCCTGGTGGCAAAGTTCCAGGGAGTATGAATAAAAAGAAGACTGGATACTCCAGTATTAAGTCTAACGAAGCCAAATCACGATTAGGTAAGTAAACAAAAACCCCCTACAGCAACTGCTGTGGGGGGTTTTTTTGTATCATTTTCTTATGGCAACTGAGAACAAACCAACTCCTGACGAAGCAAACTACGTAGTTCAGCGAGGAACTAAAACAGACCTAGGTAATGGACAAACACGTCATACTGGAAGACACCCACAAAACCCTGACCACAAGATAACTATTGTTACAGCAACTGTAAACAACAAGCCTCACATTATCAAAGCCTCTCGTGAACTTATACCTATGCAAGAAGTTAATGACGCAGCAAAAAAGCGTGAAGCAGAAGCCAAAGCAAGTAAAGATAGAACTGCTGCAGCCCAAAAAGCACAACTTGCTAAAAAGCGTGCCAGAACTCCAGCCCCTAAAAACAAAAAGAAGTAATTAACCTTCTTTTATAAGTTTAACTTCACAAGCATCTGTAGTGCAGTAAGCCTCACCGATAGCGTCTGAAGCCATACCTGCATAAACACCTTCAAGGTCAATAGGGAACAACTTCATAGTTGCATCTTCGTATTCTTGTTCAGTAATCTGCGTGTAAGGCATTTGTGGATACACCGCATTACCCATGGGTAAGAACGAAACAGTTTTCATTCTTCCCTCAAACATTCTTAAAGCCGTTCCAATCTCTTTACTTTCTTTTTCAGGGTCGAAAGTTACGGTAACTGAAACAGAGTTATCACTCCAGTAGAATTGAGCCGTTGCTGCCAAGTCCATTTTTTCGTAAATTGAAACTTCTTTTTCAGCACGCTTAGCCTCTGTCTTAATCGGAAAGAAGACAACAGAAGTTGTTTCAGGAGATTCAGAAGCAGGTTCAACTCGATACTGAGCCATTTTGAAAAGAGGAAGCATTGGGTCAGAGTTAGCAAAACGAATTGCTCTGTTAAAGAACTTACCACCTGAAGCCCAATGAACCCCAGGACTTGCTCCCGCAAGAATTGAAACTGTTCCTGAAGGTTTAACAGTTGTCATCTTTATGGACTGGCGAATGCCAAGCCATTCAGAGTAGGTTTCATCGTAAGCCTTAATAACTCTGTAGCCTTCGTTAAGCCAATCACGCAAAACAGGTAAGCCTTTGTTGTCTGCAAAATTTGCAATTCCCGACACGGAAGTTCCGATACGGCGATTACGTTGCATGATTGCATTCGTCTCTTCCCAATGCGTAGGCAATAGGGTTACAGTCTTGGCATATAAGTAAGCAAACTTTAATGTTCTTAAGAAGTCTTCTTTAGACTCATGGCGGTTTAGGTAGGTCTCAACCAAAGTGCAACATTCGAAAGACTCAAGGCTTTGTTCTGCACAAGGGTTGTAGCCAGCGATACGGTGGTCTTTATTGTTAGCAGGGTCAGAAAGTCTGCCGTATTTC